AGTTTGTGCTGACGGATTGGGGACGGAGTTATTTCCTGGGGTGCCTGTTGATTCTGTTCCATCACGTAATGCCTGCTGAGTTGCGATTAAAAAGGCTTGTTCTGGTGTACGAACGATGTCTTCACCAAGTTCGAGTACTTTGGCCCGTTGCACATTCAGTGCTTGGCGGTCAATGTACGGTGCATCATAAGGGTTTGCTGTGCTATTTGCAAATTGATCCAGGTTCTGCGCCCGAATTTCTCTGGCAACCAAGGAACTGGTGCCTTTTACAACGACATTGAAGTCCCCTTTGATCTCTTTCTTGGGGTTGAACTGCATGTTCCAGTGATATGCAGCTTCGATAAACCGTTGTTGCACATCATCGTCAAGGCTAAATAACTGGTCTTTAAACGTGATTTGAGCTGCCCCCATAAGCATACCAAGCCCAGATGAAGTACGCCCCACGGAGCCTTTGGATGTGGCCTCACCATGCATGATTGATGGGATTGTAGCCTCATGAATATTATTCGAGAAGCTGTTAATCATCGTTAAATATTCCTGCGTATGAGAATCAAGTTTAATCTCCCGAACAGCTGGATATTGAGCCTCTACACCAACCCCGTTTCTATGAAAGATCTTAAATGGGTGAACCTCGTTGGCTTTCTCATCGGGGGTCAAAAGATCATCATTAACTTCCAGGAGTAAACCGGCTGTTAGCGCCGCATTATCCAACATGGCACGAGTGGCCGCACTCAACGACATATCGTCGTCCTTAATTACATCTGGGATACCTTCTCCGAAAATAGAAGTCTCATCTTTATCCCAGTAATAGGCATAGTAGGGGAGCTGCATACCGTCGATGGGTTGAACTTCCATCTTTATAATGTTGGACCCAAGTAACCAAACGTTGGACCAGAATTCGTCTATGGAATCATCAGGAACTTCGAGCCCAATTTCAATAAGGTCCTTGGCCTCTAACACTCCCCAGTATTCAACAACCTCGAACCGTTTTCCTTTAACTGTGTTCCCTGTAAGGTTCCACCCAAGACGACGGAGTTCTGTTTCCCACGGGAGCATAACGGCATCGCCATCTGGGTGTTCTTTTAAATACCGTTTAATAATTGCTGTGCTGAAATCAGGACGAGAACTTAACTCTAAAACCTGGTGTTTTGGCATGATTGAACGTTGGTAGTTGTATCGTGCCTCAGAAAAAGTAGTAGCCTGAGTTTCAGGGTACATTTCCCAAATTGGGGTAAAGTCAATGAATGGGGATAGTTGGGGGGTACTGACCAGTTTCCAACTTCCATCTTCAGCCAAAGTCCAGGTCTTTTTATATGTACGATTAACCAAGGGGCCTTTGAGGATCCCGGTGCCAAAAAGATTACCGGATTGAATCACAAGTTTCATGAGCCTGCGGTATTTTGCTTCTTCTAACTGGGCTTGGATCTCTTTCTTCATGAACCCACAAGCCCTGGTGGCTTGGGCCATCATTTCAATACGGATCTCATCCTCAGTAGGCATTCTCTGCAAAGACGTTACTAAACGAAACATTGTATCCGGGTCAGGGGTAACTGTAGTGACTGCGGGGGGTACCATGTCCCAGTTGTTATCTGATCCAGCGGGAAAGACCAAATCCATAAGTCTAGCTGTAGCGGTCTTAACCTTAGTTCGAGTAATGCGGGAGTGGACCCGTGATCTTCCAGGGGGCAACTTAGCGAGTTCATCAGGGCTGTACTCCCCTTTATACCTACGCAACGCTCGTAACCACCGGTCTTCAACATGGGTGCGATCTGCCTTGACTGTTTCATACTGAGCATGCAGAATCTGGCCTAAGCCAGTGGTTAAGTTTAAATTGTCGATGTCTTTCATTAATAACCTGCTGCGTTAACTGGTGTATATGGAGTCCCCCGGTTTACTCGCGGGGCCCGGTCTGCTTTACCTGGATTGTGGAAATGAATACACCCATACCCAAGAGCCTCAGCGACATGGCTTGACATAGTTTTATCTGGAACATCCTTGAAACGCTCTTCGCCAGGTACATTGATCCTTTTGAACTTGTAATCCCCATTTAATGCCTTCCGTAACCGGGTGCATTGTGGGGATATTAAAAATGCTGGCTCTCCATCGATCAACCGAGTAAGGAAGAATACCACGGCTTCGCGCCTGGGGGTAAAATCATTCGTGCTTACTGAACTAGGGTTTAATCCTTTCTTCTTCAAAATCTGCCGGCACGTTACTTCGTCAGCCTGGCTGCGTTGAATACCTGCAGGATCATGCAATGAAATAATCTTGTACCCTGCATATTTCTGGTTAAGCAAAGGTTGTAATTGGGTATCAATAAACCTAACTAACCCCATATCTTCTGAGGTTACCTCATCTAAAACTCTGAACTGCCCTTTAGCAGAGACCTGGAAAATAGTACACGCTGGGGTTAATCCAAAGTCGAAACTGATATAAAGTGGCATCTTTGGGTATGGGTTAAGTGCCGATTTCGCCAGATGTATGTTTTCATTATACTCTGGGAAAATAGCCCGGTCACTAGAAGTGGACCCATATTGAGCCTTTACATAAACTTTAATCCAATTGTCAGCTTTACCAGCCATAAGGCGTTCATAATACTGTTTTCCTAACCGCAGGCGCTCGGGGTGCCCAAGCGGAAGTTTAACCGATTCGGGGGTCTGATTCAACCAATTTAAGTTCTCCGCTTCGGGTGATAACCCGGAGGGTTGATCAAAAAATTCCCATTCTTCAGGAACTTCCTCCGCTAATTTTGCCCACCAATGATCGTCTGCAGGTGGGTTGGTATCCATAAATAAACACGGGTGGTAAATACCAGACCCTGTTCTGGCTGATGGGTAACGTCCTACCCGGCCAGTGGCGGCGTCCAAAACAGCTTTAGGCAATTCCCGGGCTTCATTCAACCAAACCCAAGAGGTTTCCAAAGACAATAACTTTTTAACATCATCTGGTCTATCGCAGGCCAGAAATACCGCTTCTAACGTTCGCTTCTCACCAAGGAGAAGTGTATGGGTAATTGGCGAATCCCATTTTATCTTACCGAAAGTTTCTTCAGGAAACCAGTCTAGCCAGGTCTTGATTGTTGTGGATTTCAATTCTGGAAATGTGTTCCGTACAATTACCACACGGCTTCTGGCCCACCCATCGTCCCCTGCAGGCTGGCGAAGTGCGTGAAGCATAATATCCATACAACAAGCTACGCTCTTCCCGGACCCGATTGGGCCCTTAATCCCACGCACGAATGCGTCAGATAAATGAAATGCTGCAGACACAGGGCCTGCTGGTGTATATACAATTTCAGTCATAATTGATGCCGTCTATCTATCAGTCCTGTAGAACGCGAGTATCTGGGTAGAAACGCCTCAATGAAACTCTCGGCTTCATCCAAAGTATCGAATGAGTCCAAGGTCTCGGTCGGGTTATTTGACAATGCTACAGAGTACTGCTCATCCCCATAACTATTGTTCAAAATAACCAAGACTTGTATTGACATTATGTTCCTGTTAATCAGTCTGGTATGCGCGTAAAGAGGGTGACTGAATTCCTCGTTCGGTGGCGAACCTATCACGCGCAATTCTATACAAGACTCCTGATACCCCGTAGCAAGAACGTGTGGCTTACTAAAGGTGTGTAATCGTCATGGAGTCGTGCTATAAATCTGTCCCCTGGTTCGAGGGTAATGGGCATACCGTGGTCTTTCCAAATGGGAAAACTCACAACGAAAGACTGTGGTACCCCAGGGAATTGGGTTAACATTGTGTGTCGAGTCAGGTTTAAGAAATGCTGATTGGTCTTAACCGACATGCCCCCTAAGAGGGGTAGTTCTACTCCGCTGGCTAATCTAATCCATATAGTTAACCCGTTCGTTAACCCCCCGGCGATAGCGCCATAGTCAACTTGATTCATAAGTGATGCGTCAGCTATACAAAGTTGTACTGTGTATACCCGGTACCTGTATCCTGCAGGTGCCAGGTAGTAAAAGTCTGTAACAGCTGCAGCGTAATTTCCTATTAAATTAATCTCACCAGTACCATTGCCTGCACTGGTTAGAAAATACATTAGGGGTAACCCAGATAAGGGGGGCACAGCGCAGGCGTTGCCATCCTCATCACATCTGAAGTCCCGGTAATTACCTGCTGCGTTTAAGACCGTTTCTGGCATCGGATTTATTCCTGTTTGGGTTTATCAGAAACGGCTATGCCGAGGGCTGAATAAATAACCTGGGCCAGGCCTAGAACTGCCATTCCCCCTGGTAAATTACCACAGACTATAAGAACGACTGCAGTTATAGCCAGCGGGGCCATTATAGCGGCCCGTTGGGTAGACCCCTGAGACCAATCGACTGTGAAATTTACTTTGTCAAACATTATGGACCTCTTAGGCAACAGCGGTTAGTACACCATTAGTAAATGTTAGTTTCGTTGTGACTGCGCCGCCAGAGGAGGCAGCGACATAATAGTCTCCTGAGATTGCTGATGCAGTAGCCTTAGCTGCAATATTCCCGTCTAATTTATTAATTGCCTGTAGAATCGTATCTGTTGCAGCTACTGCGCCGGCGCCAGAAACAAAACCGGTTAGTACTTTTGCAATAACAGCGGCGTTAGTCACTGTTGTGGCGTTGCCGACTGAGGTTACCTCACCAGTTAAGTTTGCGTTTGTAACTGCTTCTTGAAGATCACTCCATGAAGTTCCATTTGATAAGTAGGCTTTGCCTGCAGCTAGACAAATTCCGATGCCGTAGGCTGATGGTGAAATACGGTCTGCAAGTACTGGGTATTGCTCAATACCGTCGTGGTATGTAATCATAATTCGGCCTCGTTAACTTCTGAATTTGTGTTTCGTTGGGGGAAAAGCGTTCGTACTCGTCGGTCTGAATTACGAGTTTTAACAATTAAATCAAGATTCTCTACCTTCATTTCAACTCGGGTTAACCGTATTTCGGTAGCTACCAGTTTATCCCCGATCACTGCTGAATGGGATGTAAATAGTTCTTTTATGCGCTGCAGTTCAGCATATAGGGCTTTACCACCCCAGGCTAAAAGGGAAAACAGACTTACAAAAGCAAAACCGGTTATCAATCCCAAAATACTAAGAACGTCTATTTGCGATACGACTTCCATCATGCTTCCCCCTGCGGTTTATTTTTAGAGTCACGGGGGAATCCTCTATTTCTTGATTTTGGTAATACGCGTAAATTACTGGTTGAATTCGTACCGTGTGAGTTTATAGATCTCTTGTGATCGACATCGTTGCCATCACCTTTACTGACTCGCCCTGATTTCATAAACGATGCTCGGGCTGAGTTACGCTCAGCTCTGTTTTTCTTCTGCATACCGGTACCTTGATACCGTGCGTATTCAGATGCATAGTCTCGGCCATGGGCTTTGTCAAAGGGTTTGCGGCGTTTCATCCCGAAGTCGGCCATGTTACTTTCCTTTATGGAATGATTTTAAAGTTAAAGCCAGGTTTGCTCTCTTGCCTAGTTTACCACCTTTGGATGCAGCGGCTTCTAAAGTATCCTCAGGGATTTTCTCCCCCTGTTTCATACCCAACTGTGTGTGTAATGCCCCTGGGTTTTTAATAGCCCCGGCAATCCAGTTCTTTTTAGCAGCCATGCTTGCCGCCTCGGGCGGGTTTGAACCCTTTAGGTTTTGATTTTTCTTTCGATTCCGGTCCGGTATCCATCATTTCATCTTGTGCTGATTCCATATCTGGGTGCTTCTTTTTCATACCGAATGGGGTGGTCATGGCTACCTTGCCGCCGCGGTTATAACCTTTCTTGCAGCTCATATTGAACATACCTCTTTAATTACCGGTTCACCACCGAGATTGAAAACGAATTGGACTTTACTTTTTGGCTCATTGCCACCAGAATCAACTGCTTTGAGATCTGGGAACAACTTGTTGAGGAGACTAAACTGAATGTCTTTACGGAGACGAAGGGCATCTATCTGATTTTTACCAAGGGTGGACCATTGGTTCTTCAAGATAGTATTTACTTCTTGAACCTGGTCTAAACAATCTGTCGGACGCACACGAGCCCGCAGGTCATCGAGTGTCATCAACCCACGGTCTTTTGCTGGAAGGATAAGTTCATTACTTGTAGTCATGCAGAGAGAGTACCATATTCTCTCTGCATTTACAAGCTAATTGAGGGTATTAATTACACCTCATACTGACAAATATTTTCGATGGTCCAGTCGAGATTACCACAGTCTAAATACGGGGTATGTGAGGCTGTAGTGCAGGCAGGTAGAGTCAGTAAAATTATAAATATTAGGTACTTTAGTTTCATCTTGGGGGGTCCTATTGGTTACTTGCAGTAGTACTTAGCGAATGCGCCCTCGGCGCTAACGGGGAGATCAGGGGCCCAGACTGGAGATTGTGACATTATCTCAAGAGCCCATGCCAGTCCTTCTTCGGC